CCTCGTCCAGACGGTCGAGTTTGGCGTGGAGTTCGGCGAACTCGGCCTTGCAGATCGTCTCATACTGGTTCGTGCCGCAGTCCATCATGCTGCCTCCACGGCCACCTGCTTCGTGTGAATCCTCAATGTCCGCCGGTAATCGTCGCCGAACCGCCAGCACGGTTCCTTCCCCGGCGCCATCACCTCGTAGACGTACACCTTGTCACCGGCCGTCTCGCGGATACGGTCGCCGCGCTCCGGCAGGACCCCCGCGCCCCCGATCACCAGGTCGCCTGTCATGACCAGGAAGTCGCGCGACTCCGTCCGTTCGACCACGCCGTAGGCGTCGGCCAACTCGAAGACCGTCCGGCCGACCGTCGCGGCGATCTCCACCGCCGCGGCGCCCCGCTGGTACGTCACGGGGCGCGTCAGGTGCTTCGAGCGCATGGTGTCGAGCCATGCGGAACCCCATTCCAGAAGGTCGGCCATGCTGTGCCCCCTGGCTTACGACGGCAGGAGCGGCACGGTGTACCAGGTGGTCGCGTCATAGGCGACCAGGAGCGCGGACGTCTTGGCGGCCATCGCAAGCGCCGCGTTCGCCGCCAGGGCGTTGATCGCGTCGTCCGTGTCGGGGTACACCTTGAGGACCGCATTGGCCGCGTCGGAGTTCTTGACGATGCAGACCTTGCCGGCGGCCGCGGCGGGCAACTTGACGCCCTTGGTGGCGTTGGCCGCCGTCACGAGCGTGAACCCCTCGGCGATGGCCGCCGCGTCCGTCTGGTCCGAGCCGGCGGCCGCAACCGTGGCCGAGGCCACGCCGATGACGCCCGCCCCGGAGAGGGTCAGCGGCCCGGTCAAGGCCCGATCCTCGTAAGAGTCGCCGTCGGCCACGAGGATGCGTCCGGCATCGTAGGCCACGGCGCCCACGTCGCCGAGGTCGCCGAGTGAGAGCGTCTCCGCCGCGCTCGACTCGACGCTTCGCAGCGCCACGCGGACGGTCTCATCGGTCGCCAGCGTCGCCGCCAGGGCGAAGCCCATGAACGTGTTGCCGGTCGCGCTCTCCACGGCCGCCCCCGTTCCCTGGGTTCCGCCCACCGGATCGCCGTCGGCGTCCCAGTAGACCGCCTGGCCGACCGCGAACGTCACGGCCGCCTGGACGATGTCGAAGACGCCCTCGACGGCCAGGGCCCCGAGCGCCCCCGCCGCGATGGCGCCCTTGGCGATGCCCACCAGCGGCCCCTGAACGACCACCTGCCCGGCCACGACGGCCGAGACGGGGGTATGGTCGATGCTGCGGCCGTCCTGCACGAATGTTGCTTGAGCCATGTTTTGCTCCTTTTTTGCGCGCCCACCAAGCCTGCCCTGAGCAGGGCCGAAGGGGTGGGCGGCTAAATGTTGCCGTTACACTTCGCCCTTCGCGCGGACACCGCCGCGGGGATCCTGAAGCGCACAACCGAAGTCATGGTATCCTCGCATCTGGATGCCAAGGACGTTGAAGTCCGCCTCGGCCGTCTCGATGGTCGGCGACTCCTGGCCGTTCAGGAACGCGACCTCGATCACCGGCAGGTCGCGCGGATCCGACAGCAGGTACCACGCCTTGTCGCTCGCGCCGGCGTACCGCGCGTTGGCCAGGTACTGGCTGACCTCGGTGCGGAACTTGCCCTGGTGCGGGTTGGCCACGGGGTACTTCGTGCTGGCCGTCGTGTCGCGGATCTCGACGGACTTGAACAGTTGCGTGGCCATCGCCGACAGGGCGGTCGGCGCCAGCAGGATGGCCGGCATTACGCCCGTGGGCTTGCCGCTTGAGTCCACCTGGTCCATGAACGTCTTCTCGGCCTTGGTGAGGCCGTCGATGGTCAGCGCCGTGTCGGCCCCCTCGACGTAGTTCTTGTTGGCCGTCTTGAAGAAGGCCGAGTTGGCCAGGAACGTCTTCCAGAACACGTCGTTTATCGCCAGGCCCGACCCGCGGCCCAACTTACGGGGCACCGTGGTGACGGCGCCGAGATCGTCGTTGATCATGTCGCGCCGGTCGATGGCCAGGAGCAGGCCGAACGTGTCGGCCCTGTTGGTGTACGATTCCTCGCCGAGCGTCCCGTGCTTGAGCTCCCCGCCCGGCGCGACCGGCTCGTACTGGTCCTTGCCGACGAGGCGGTAGGACGTGACGGTCTTAAAGTCCGAGACGTTGCGGACGGCGCAGATCGAGTGCCAGACCCGCTCGACGCTGAAGAACCCCTCCAGGAGGAACTTGTTGGCGACGTTCGACAGGATGCCGCCGACGTCGATGGTCGAGAAGCCCGCCTGCAGGTCCTTCCCGAACGCGGCCCGGAGGACGGCCCGCGAGTCGCGGAAGTTGCGGCCCGCGTACCCGTGTGCCCACGCGGCCTCCAGGAGCAGTTCCTGGAGGCCGATGCCTCCGCGGAACCGGCGGGCCGCGGCGTCGAGCGCCCTCTCGTCGTAGGTCTTCTCCACGCCCGAGAGTTTGGCCGTGAGGACGCAGGCGGCCTCCAGGACCGTGCCGCTGAGCGTATTGTCGGGGACGTGCGCGGCCGGGGCCTTGGGCCGGTCTGCCCGGAGGACCTCCAGTTCCGTGCGTGTGACGTCCCAACCCTCGCGGATGGCCCGCGCGGCGATCTCCGGGTGCACGGCGCCGCAGACGCCCCGCACGGCGGCGATCCGATCTTCCTCGGCGGCGGCCCGGGCACGCATGTCGGCCACGGGATCGGGGCTTCGCTGCGCTTCGCCCTGGCCGGCCGGGCCGGTCACGGCGGCGCCCTGGACAGCCGGGGTTGCCGCAGCGGCGCCGGAAGCGGCCGGGCCTGCCACGGCGGCGCCGGGGGCCTTGAGTTCCGCGCCGTCAGCGCCCTCGGCGCCCGCGTCCGCCACAGTCTTCGTGCTCTCGATGCCGTCCATAACTGGCGTCTCCCTTGCGGCGTTGGCCGCGATGCGGGCGCGGGTCTGGTCGTCCGCGCCGCTCCCCACGAAACTCACCTCCGTCAAGGCCGCCCGCCGGGCCACGTTCAGCGGCCCCGCGAACTCACGCCCGTTGACGGTCACGGTCTGCCCCTCGCGCACGAACTCCGCTTCCTGGACCTGGGCCCCGATGCTGGCCTGCCACGGGTATCCGTTGTCGGCGTCGGCCACAACTTCGCGGGCCGCCTGGCTGGTGGACGAGACGAGGCCGGAGACCCGCAACGTCCCGCCCTCGATCTGCACGCCCTCGATGTGGCCGACGCGGGCCGCGCGGTCGTGTTCCAGGTAGACCTTCGCGCCGCCGCGGACCGAGAGGCCGTTGAGGTCGACGACGATGGGGAACCGCCAGCCGGCGACGGCCATCGGCCCGCCGGAATAGGCGTCCATGTGGAACCGGCGTGCCCGCGGCCCCTGGCCGTCAGGCGCGGCGGCCTCCAGGCTGAGCGGAACGAGGAACACGAGTTCCCGCGGTGCGGCAGGCGGTGTCATGGTTCCCTCCAAATCAGGCAACCTGGCCGGGCGGCCGGAGAAAAAGGCCGTGCGGGTGTGTGGCCCCACACGGCCTCGGTTCGCCGGCATCACGTCGGGGATCAGCCGCCGTGCCGCCCGGTCAGGTTGTCGCGTACCACTCTACGGCACGTCCCGAAGGCATGCAACGCTGTTCGAGGCAAAGAAGAGCAATCATTACATAGGTGGACACTGACTCAGACCTCGTCATCGGGCGCGCGCCTTGGCTCTTCGTCTTCCGGCTCTGTCCTCGTACGCGGGAGCGCCGTGGCTGTCGTCAGCCCCAGTTCCTTCATCAACGCCGTCTCCTTCGCCCGTTGCCTGAGTTCCGTCTCCCAGTCCTTGCCCTGCTTGGCGTACTCGCTGGCCAGCGTCGTCGTGTGGTTGGCCAGGCGCGTCTCCTGGGCGTTGGCTTCCTTGGCCGGGTCAACGTGCTCGTGCCCGTCCCAGAACCACTGGTGCGGCCACGAGTCGATCGCGCCCAGGCCGAACACCTTCGCGGCCTCGGCCATCCAGGCATCGAGGATGCGGTCCAGCACGACCGTCTCCAGGTGGGCCTGCTCCACGCGGATGCTCTTGAAGTACGTCTGGTGGTCCAGGCGGCCGGAGGCGTAGTTGTAGCCCGACGAGTTGCACGCCGCGACGTTGAACGGCATGTTCAGGCACCGGGCGATCTCGTTGAGTATCTCGGCCTTGAACTCACGGTAGGTCGTCGCCGGCTGCTCCGCCCGGATCTGACTGGGCTCCCAGCCCTCCGGGCCGAACACCGCCATGTTCGGCTCGAACTCCATCGTGGCCATCGCTTCCACTTCAGCCGCTTCGCCGCCGGCGGGGGCGTTGGTCTTCATGAAGATGGCGATGTTTGCGGCCGACTCCGCCGCGGCGATGACCGCGAGCGTGTAGCGGCGGAGTTGGGCGAAGAGGGGCAGGGCGGGCAGAATGTCCGGCAGGCCGCGCGACTGGCCCGGCCGGTCGGCGCGGAACCAGTGGATCACGGACTCGGCGGGGACTTTGTCATAGTCCTGGCCGACACCGCCCGTGGCGCCGCCGGGATGGACCCTGAGAATGTGGTACTCGGCGGGGTTGCCGGAATCGTCGAAGACGATGCCGTCAACGGCGCCGGGCTTGGCAAGCGTCAGGCCGGGCGTGGTCACCTGGTCCGCCTCGATCAGCCGCAGGTCCAACTTCACGGGCGAGTCGAGGTTATCGTTGGAGACGAGCAGCGCCAGTGCCTCGCCGTCCTGGGCCCGGGCCATCCGCATCGTGCGGAGTCTGCCGGCCAGGTCCACGGCCTTTGCCCACGCCACGAACTCCCGCTCGATGGTCTGGTTCACGCCGGCGTCAGCACCATCGCCCAGGAGCATCTGGAGACGCGGCCCCGTGCCGATGACGTCGTTGGCAAGCGTCAGGACGATGCCGCGTGCGTATGAGTTGTTGGCCACTTCGTACCGAGCGCGGTTGCGAAGGGTCTGTCGGACCTGGCGGTTGGCGGCGGCGTCGGCCGAAAGGTAATCGGCGTTGGCCCAGTGGCGGCGGTTG